TGGCCCTTCCCGCAACCGATGTTCGCCAACCTGACGACGTCCAAGCTGATGCCGGTGGCGGACTACTCGCTGGCCGCTGACTTGTATGACGAGTATGAGCTCGTCAGCACGCGCATCCGCCAGCTGGTGAAGGCCTGCAAGGTGGTGGGCATCTACAACACCGCCCTGGGCGTGGGTATCAAGCGTCTCTTCAATGAGACGTTCGACCAGGACCTCATCGGCGTGGATGCCTGGTCCGTCATCTCCGAGAAGGGCGGACTCCGGGGCAACATGGAGTTTCTGCCCATGGAGGCCGTGGTGGCCACGCTGGACCGCCTCGTGGCCTACCGGCAGGAACTGAAGACGACGCTGGATGAAATTACCGGGATGGGTGACGTCATCCGTGGAGCCGGCATGTACGTCGGCCAGGGGCCCATGACGGCCACCGAGGCCTCAGCCAAGACACACTTCGCTTCGCTCCGGATGCAGGCGCTGCAGGACGAGTTCGCCCGATTCGCCTCTGAGCTGCAGGCGCTGAAGGGTGAAATCATCTGCAAGCACTACTCGCCGGACACCATCATGGCGATGAGCAACATCCAGCGGACGTTCAACACGCCGCAGGAAGTCCAGCAGGCGCTCGAGCTACTCCAGTCCGACTACTTCAACTACCGGGTGGCGGTGAAGTCCGACAAGCTGGCCATGACGGACTTTGCTCGGCAAAAGAATGAGCGGGTGACGTTCATGGAGGCCCTGGGCGGACTGATTACCCAGACGGCTCCAGCCATCCAGGCGGCCCCGGGCCTCGCGCCCTTCGTCTTCGAGGCCGTCAAGTGGGTCATGTCCAGCTTCGAAGGCAGCCGTGAAATCGGCGGACTGCTGGACCAGGCCATCCAGGCCGCCACCCAGCAGATGCAGCAGCAGCAGATGCAGGGGCCTCCGCCGGACCCGAAGCTGCAGGCCGCGCAGATGAAAGCGCAGACGGACATGCAGAAGGCGCAGATGGATGCGCAGTCGAAACAGGCGCAGACCCAGCTCGAGTCTCAAACGCGCATGCAGGAAATCCAGGCCGAAACGGAGTCCGACATCGCCAAGCAGGCCGCGCAGGCCAAGTACAACACGCAAGAGGAAATCGCCAAGACGCAGCTGGAGATGCAGAAGAATGCCCAGCAGGCGCACCACGACGCCATGCTCGAAAAGCTGCGTCCCAAGCCCGTCGTTTCCTACAAGCCGAAGCCCAACGGAGGGGCGCCACACGCGAGGTAACTCGTGCCCGTCAACGGCCAGATGACGACCAACAACGTTTGCGTCTACGTCGTAGACCCCTCCGACCCCACGGACATGTGGCCGGAGTGTGCGGAAGCGCTGGGGCCTCATCTCTCCGAATGGCTGCCCCCTGGACCCACGGGCCCTGCAGGGCCTACCGGAGCGACAGGTCCCACCGGAGCAACAGGAGCCACAGGTGCGCAAGGGCCGAAAGGGGACAAGGGCGACACGGGCGACACGGGGCCGCAAGGCGCGGCCGGAGCCACCGGTAGCCAGGGGCCGCAAGGGCAGCAGGGCATTCAAGGCGCTACAGGAGCTCAGGGAGCTGCTGGAGCCACTGGGGCCCAAGGCGCCACGGGGCCGGCGGGGGTGCCGGGAAACCTTGTGAAGCTGTCTGGCGACGTCACCAACAACAACGCCTCGGCCAACACCATTGCCGACGTGACGGGACTGTCCTTCGCGGTGACGTCAGGTCGGCTCTACTACTTCAAGTTCGTCATCCCCTATACGTCGGCGGCCACCACCACTGGCTCGCGCTGGAGCATCAACGGGCCGTCGTCTCCCACGTTGCTCAACTACACCAGCACGTACTGCCTGACGGCCACGAGCCAGACGGTCAACTACGCCAGCGCCTATGACACGCCGGCAGCGTCGAATGCCTCGAGCCTGGCCGCGGGAAACATCGCGATTGTGGAGGGCATCATCAAGCCGTCCGGTAACGGGACTGTCATTGCGCGCTTCGCCTCCGAAGTCTCGGCATCCGCCATCGTCGCCAAGGTCGGCGCCATCTGCATGTGGCAGGACATCACGTGAAGCGCACCTATCGCGTAAACCCAGAGACGCTGGAGCTGGAAGAGATTACGGCTCAGCCCATCGACTGGCTCAACACGGGCGTGCGGTACGGCCGAGAGACGCTGGACCAGATGAAGCGCGAAGGCCTCGTCCCGCCCTCAGACTTCAAAGAGACGTGGGCCGCCAAGGAAGTCGAGCGCAAGCGGCTGCGCGGCGAGTTGCCGCCAACCCCCGAAATGCGCCGCGACAGGCGCCAGCAGATTTCAGATGCGATTGACCGAGTACGAGCCGGATACCGGCCCCCTAAGCGAGACTCCTCATGGCTGAAGGACTGAAATACGAGCAGGAAGAGCTGTGGGCAGCCATTCAGCGGCTCCATCGGCGATTGGTCAAGCTCGAGGTGGTTCACGAGACGAAGCGCAGTCTTCCGGAATTGGCACAGGGAGATTGCGGCACTGATGCGCGAGATGACATCGCAGCAATCGTCCAGCGGTTTGGAGAAAAGCCCTAATGGCTCAGGAACTAGACGAAGAGAAGGACGACACCAGGAATGACGCTGAAGTCGTCATCGACGACCGAAAGGCAGACATCCGCGCGGCCTTCGATGCCGTGGCCGGCGAAAGCGAAGAGCCAGCCGAGAAGCCGGAGCCGGCAGTCCAGCCCGAGCGCGCAGAGCGGGCCCGGGACGAGCAAGGCCGCTTCCGTCCGAAGGAAGAGACTCGCCAGGCCGAGCCTCCAAAGGGGCGTTCCCGGCAGTCCGCCCCTGCGGAGCTCGAGCCTGTCGAATCGGCTGCCAAGGTGGCCAAGCCCGATGCGGCAGTCAAGGCCGACCCGGTCGACAATGTTCCCGCCAGTTTCAAGCCAGGGCTGCTGGAGGACTGGAAGGCCGTTCCGCGGACAGTCCGCGAGGAGATTCACCGCCGGGAGGCCGAGCAGTACGCGCTGCTCGAGCAGACAAAGGGCTGGCGTGCGGAGCTGCAGCAGATTCAGCAGGCCATCCAGCCGTACCAGGCCATCATGCAGGCCGAGGGCGGCAGTCCGGCCAGCTCGCTGCGGAACTACCTGCAGGCGGCCACTCTCATGCGGAACGGCACCCCGCTGGCCAAGGCTCAGTGGATTGCCAAGCTCACCCGGACCTTCACCGCCCAGGAGCACCTGGGACTACTGGACCAGGCCGTGGCGGCGGAGTTTGGCGTCAACGGGGCCCAGGCGCCCACGCAGGAGCCACAGGGCTACCGGCAGCCGCAGCAAGAGTTCCGGGACCCGCGGGTGGACCAGTGGGAAGCGACGTGGAAGCAACAGCAGCAGATGGAGTGGCAGCAGGGGTTTCAGGAAGCCCAGGCCGAGAAGGACTCATGGGTGACCGAGCGGCAGCCCGAGTTCCTGCCTTGGGTGAAGAACCGAATGGCCACGCTCCTCGAGACGGCGGCCCGGGACGGGGAAGAGCTGGGTTTCGACGAGGCCTACGATGCAGCCTGTCGGACCCACCCCGAGGTAAGGAAAATCCTCATCCAGCGGGAAGAGGCGGCCAGGGCTGCCCCCAACCCCGTCCAGCGCAGCCGCCGGGCCTCAGTTTCTTTGAGGCCGCAGGGGGCTGTTGCGCCGAATACCGGTTCTGAAGGAAACTCCCGGCGTAGCGACATCGAAGAAGCCTGGGATGCCGTGATGGGACGGTAGGAGCGCCCGGCAGCGCCCACCTACTGGCAGCACAGACGGCCGATTGCATCTCCCCAGCCGGGGAGCCGGCGAACGCCAAATAGGCGTCCACGCGGAAAGAGGCGGCAGTTCACCCCTTCCCGTTTGAGGACTCCTCATGTCGTTCCCAGGCAATCCCGCAATCTCAGACATCGTCGCAACCACCATCGAGTCACGCACCGGCAAACTCGCCGACAACGTCACCAAGAACAACGCGCTGCTGATGTCGCTCAAGAAGGGCGGCAACATCCAGACGTTTTCCGGCGGCACCATCATCACCCAGGAGCTCAGCTTCGCCAGCAATGGGAATGCGGGCTTCTACTCTGGCTATGACTTGCTGCCGGTCGCTGGCCAGGACGTGCTGTCGTGGGCCCAGTACGACATCAAGCAGGCCGCATGCCCCGTCGTCATCAGCGGCCTGGAAATGCTGCAGAACAGCGGCAAAGAGCAGATTATCGACCTCATGGAGGGCCGGCTGCAGGTGGCTGAGTCATCCATGGCCAACCTGATTTCCCAGGGCCTCTATTCGGACGGCACTGGCTCCGGTGGCAAGACCATCACTGGTCTTGACGCCGCTGTCCCGGCCGGCACCTCGACTGGCCGCATTGCCACTGGGACTTACGGTGGTGTGGACCGGAGCGTGTGGACCTTCTGGCGGCCGTACTACCAGAAGGACGCGTCCCTCTCCGCCACCACCATCCAGGCGGACATGAATGCGCTCTGGAGCAACCTGGTCCGCGGCGCCGACCGGCCGAACCTCATCATCATGGACAACCTGGCGTGGACCTACTACCTGGGCAGCCTGCAGAACCAGCAGCGCTTCACCCAGGCGGAAACCGGAGACCTCGGCTTCCCCACCATCAAGTTCATGTCCTGTGACGTGGTGCTGGACGGCGGCATCGGCGGCTTCGCCACTGCGTCCACCGCGTACTTCCTCAACACCAAGTACCTGAAGTACCGGCCGCACGCAGACCGCAACTTTGTGCCGCTCAGCCCGAACAAGCGGTACGCAATCAACCAGGACGCCGAAGTCCAAATCATCGGCTGGGCGGGCAACCTCACCTGCGGTGGCGACCAGTTCCAGGGGCGCCTGAGCACCACCTAAAAATCAAGTCGGGTCCGCCTCGGGGGCGGGAAACCGCCCTCGGGGTAGCCCACTCGAGGACACCCCATGGCGACTTCCACCAGCTACTACCACGGCATCTTCGTTCCGCCGTCCAGTCCCGCCAACGTCATCAAGCAGGGCGTCGTGGCGGACGTCACGGGGGCCTCGGCTCCATCCACTGCCGCCAGCGTGACGTACACGCCGATGTCCGCGACGGGTGTGGACACGCTCTTCATCAACGGCGTGCCGCTCACCGTCACCTTCGACACCGACGCGGCCACCACCGTCACCGCGGCCAAGGCCCTGCTGAACAGCACTGGCGCCGCAGGCCTGGTAGGCACCTTCTCCAAGATGCTCCTGGCTTCCGGCACCAGCACCCTCGTCCTGACTGCCAAGGCGCCGGGGACTGCCGGAGAAGGCATCTCCGTCTACAAGGTGAACGTCTCGGGTGCCACTGGAAGCCTCAACCGTAGCTTCACCGCCGGGGCAGACCGCTGGTTTGGCCAGGGCGTTGGGGCGGGCCCGGTGGACGGGGCGCTCCTCGGAGGCCTCGGGGCGCTCCAGACCGGCATTGGCCGGGGCACGCAGATGACTCCGGTGGCGGCGCGCACCTCGAGCCACGTCGGCACCACGGCGGCCACGGCGACCTGGGTGCCGCCCACCAGCTCCACCGCAACCCTCAGCGTCGCCGGGCAGAGCTTCATCATCACCTTCAACACTTCGGCAGCGCAGACGGTGACGGACGCCATTGCCGCCCTCCACGCCAACCCCAAGGTAGCGCGCGAAGTCGTGGCCTCGAATGACGGCAGTGACAACCTGCTCCTGACGGCCAATGCTGGCCTGGACGGCAACAACATCCAGCTGAGCGCCGGGGCAGAGCACGGCTCCTCCATCAGCGCTGGCTTTTCCGGAGGCGCAGGGCCCACGGTGACGGATGTCTCCAGCGCCCAGGTGGGCGCCGGGCTGGACCTGCAGCTGCCGGTGGCCTTCACTGCCCTGCGGATTACTCCCACCGGGGATGCCACCCAGGGAGACACCGTCGCCGGGACGGTGCAGGCCGTGGGTGCCACCGACGCCGTCCTGGTGGCCTCCGCCGTCACCTACACCCCACCCACGAGCTCCACGGACGTCCTGTACATCAACGGCTACCCGCTGACGGTGACCTTCAACACGTCCGCCACTCAGACGGTGACGGACACCAAGGCGTTGATTGCAGCCATTCCCTGGATGAACAACCTGCTGGACTGCACCGGCACCACCACGCTGGTGATGACTCGGCGCACCAGGGACGCGTACAGCGCTCCGGGGACGCCAGTGGATGGGCTCGGCCCCTACGGCAACGCCGTCACCGTCAAGTCAGCGGCGCTGCACTCGGCCTCGCTGAACCATGCAGACCTGACGGGCGGCGCCACCAGCGGCAAGGGCGTCCGGCTGGTGAAGTCCACCGGGACGGTGGCCAACGGAGGCGCAGTCATCTCCGGCTGGCTCAACGAGTTCAACCCGGGCGCCTCGGGCAACCCCAACACCGGCAGCATCGCCACGGGTTTTGTGGTGGTGGGGCGGGCGTCCTAAATGGCTGGTGAGAGCGCAAGCACGGGAATGGGAGGACTCCTGCCGAGCCAGGCGGGAGTCACTTCCGGTTGGGCCCTTGTCACCGACGGGACGGAAGCCTCATGGGCATCCGTTGGTGGTGGGGCGTCGCTCATTCTCGGTGCCGTCGGGAGCGCACCCAACGCCGATGGCGCCACCTACGATTCCGGGACCGGCGATTTTAATCTCGAGCCAGCCGACGCCACACATCCAGGCGTCCTTACGTCTAGCACACAGACCATCGGAGGGGATAAGACATTCCTTGATGATATCCTCCCCAATGACGACGGAACAACTCAAAGTCTGGGCTCAACCACCAAACGTTGGCTAGCCGCCTCCTTCGTCACTGGTTACTTTCGGAGCCTGAAAGATGAGGCCAACACTGGAAATGTTCTCGTCTCTGGCGCTTTTATAGATTCGTGCGCAGCACTCAACACGACCCTCGGCGGTGGAGAACTGCACTTGCAGATTGCCGGTTCCACCAAGGCTAACCTTCTTCCCACCACTTTTGATTTTACCGGATTGGGTAACGGCGGTTCCATCAAGCTGAAGTCGCCGGACGGCACCACATACACCGCGACCATCGCAAACGGCGGCACCTGGTCCATTACCTAGTCCATGCCATACCCTCCGCCGCCAGGTCCGCCGGGGGTCAGTGACTTCCAGGGCATCGGGCTACTTCCGATGCCCACCATCCCGGACGTTACTGGCCACGGTGGCGACTTCCTCGAGACGGACGGCACCATCACCCAGTGGGAGCCGGTCTCCGGCTCTGCGCTGCCAGACCAGACGGGCCACGCTGGCGAATTCCTGACGACCAACGGAACGGTCGCCAGCTGGGCCCCGGCCAACACACTCATCAACGTCTTTGACATTCGCCTCTATGGCGCGCTGTCGGTGACGGACCCGGCCGACAGGACTCTGGCGCTTCACGACAACATTGACGCCATTGAGGCGGCCATTGCCGCCTGGACACAGCAGAATACCGGCTTCTTCTTCGGCACCGATGGCCCCGTCGGTGGCGTCTATGTCCCTGCCGGTAACTGGTATGTGAGCCGTCCCATCATGCTGCCAGCCGGCTGTCTCTTCTACGGAGACGGCGAGGAGCTCTCCACCATCCTGTCGGGCGTTGCCAATTCCTCGGAGCCCACTCTCGTTGCGGCCTTCGGTGGCCCGCTGATGTACTTGTCCGGAAAGACAACAAACTCAGCTTTCTATCCCGCCTACGGAGCCCCACTAGTCGGCGTCACCGGCCAGTCGATGACGCTAAAGACGAAGAACGACTCGACGCTGACGTTCGCGCCGATGGTTCTTCTCGACGACTGCTACCCCTGGGGGAGCTTCCTCTACCGGTATGCCTCGGAGCTCTGCCTGCGCTGCTGGGTCCAGGTGACGGACCAGGGCGGCTCGGCCACGTCCTGGCTCATCGGCACGCGGGACATCCGCACTGGGCTGGCCGGAGCGGTGGCGCTCGAGGTGGTGCAGGACGGGGGGAACATTCAATACCGGGCGACGTTGACGACAGCCGTCACCGGCCAGCAGCAGATTCTGAGCTCGCCCGTTGCGCTGGGCAGCACGGCCCACAACCTCGAAATCGACTACAACGGGTTCTTCTTCGACTTCTACGTGGACGGCGTCAATCAGGGCCATCTGTCCGCATCAGGGAAGGTCTACCGCACCGGCTTCGAGCAGGCCTCGCTGGGAGACAATTTCGCCGTCTTTGGCGCTTTCGAGTTTCAGCCCAATGGAGCCATTGACTCCATCGAGCTGGCCGACACTGCGCGCCACACGGGGACTGGTTCCTTCACTCCGCCAACCAGTAAGTACGCCGCTGACTCCCATACGCTCTGGCTCTGCAACTTCGACCAGCCGAGTGCCCCAACGGGTCAGCCCTTCTTCGTCGCCGAGTCGGCGTTTCTCACCATCGGGCCCATCTCCGAGACGTTTGCCGCTCCGCCCAGTCCGGTTACCGATGCACTGCCGCAGCCGTCACACCAGTTCCCCTGTCCGCATTACGCGCGCATCAGCGGCTACGTGCAGTCCTACGTCCCAAATGTCGGCGGCATCCGGGTGCAAGGCATCCAGCTTGTCCCGCGCTTCAACAACTCGGGCATCGTGCTCGAGGGCGCCTCGAGGGCCTGGCTGCGCAACGTCTCGGTCTACGGCGCTAGCGGCTACGGCGTTTACGTCACAAGCAACAATAGCTTTTATGGACGCGCTTCCACCATCAATTCCCTAACGCATGGCGTGGGGATGGTGTGGCTCGGCGTCGCCTGTGAGCACGTCGAGACAGAAGGCTGCAACGTGGGTTTCTGGGGCGTCTTCGGCGGCTTCGAGGACGTCCAGGACCAGCCGAGCTGGGACAACGTCTGCAGCTTTGTCTGGGGGCCTCGCGCGGATGCCTTCAGTTCCATCCACGTCAGTGACAGCGGCAACGACGCCGAGGCCTTTACCTTCAGCTACCAGATTTGTGCGTCGTACCTGCTGAGCGCTGAGCGCGGCGTCTTCCAAAACAACGTTTGGGACACGAGCTCTGCCCTGGCTGGGACGCCGGCATTTCTCTGCCGCACTGGAGAGGGCGGCCACAAGCACATTGGAGATGGTTTCATCGCTCGCCGCGACTCTCCGGGCATCTCCACCGTTGGCAAGGCTCCGGCCATCGGCGCGGTGGATTGCGACGAGTGCGACTTCCCCAACGGCTTCGTCACGGACATCGATGGGTTTCTTTCGCTGAAAGACGCCCAGAGAATGTCCAACCAGTTGAGTATCGGGACGAATGATGTCCCGGGGAACAACTTGGCGGGCTTCTTCACCATCATGGCTGGGTACACGTCGGGAGGGGCCACCTTCCTGATTCCGGAGCCGGATGCCAACTACATCGTCAGCATGCAATACGTTGGCTATGAGGGAAGCGCGCCAGCGGCCGGGAGCACCGAGATTGCCGGTTACACCACGACGCCGACCGCCTTTGTCGCAACCATCCCCGTAGACCCGGGCGGGACGTGTCTGCTTCGGTTTTCATGGCTGCTTGTACGCGTGCCGTCGCCAGTGCTGTACCGAGACTATCTGCCGACGGTGCCGAGCTCTGTCGCCAATGCGCTCGTCGCTGCCACGCCCACGGGGGACTTCGCAGTGGCGGCCACCCTGGTGCCTGCCGCTGGGCACATGCTTCTGGCGGACTACACCAAGACGGCCGAAATCGTGGCCACGGCCGGCAGTTCCACCAACCAGTGGGCCCTGAAGCTCACTGCCGGATGCGTTCCTTCGTACACGGCGATGGGACTGGCGGCGGATGCCCCCATTGGCCACGACTTCGTCTCTTACGGGCCCTACCAGACGCGGGGCAGTTTCGTTACCGACGGGCATCTCTACGGACTGGCGAACCCTGGGACCCACAACGTCTGCATCGCCATCACCTCGCGCATCGACGGGCTCGGCGGCCTCTACGCCTACGTGGCGTATGTCGATGGGGGCTATGCACTGCCGACGCAGTTTGTGCCCGGAGTCCCGCAACCATCCCATGGCACGCAGCAAACTCCCATCTACATTGGCCAGAACTCGGGCGGGACGGAGCTACTGACGTCGGCAACGCTCCGCAGCTTCCAGCTCGATGAGAATCCGGCCAAGGCCATCACCATCGAGCAGGACGCCGGCCCACAAGCCGGGCAGGACGAATCTGCATTCTTCGGGGAGGACCTCATTCTGGGGAGCAGGGCCGGAGCTGCAGGCCTCGGGGGCTGGGCGCAGCAGATTGCCGAGGCCAAGTATACTGGCGGTCCCACCTATTACTGGTTCGCGGCGCGGTCTGGCCTTCGGACGGCCACGCTCTTGAGTGAGTTCTGGGTGGATTGGGGCCAGTTCCAAGACTTCTCCGCCATCGTCATCCAATGTGGCTACTGGGACTTGCTCCTCGACAGTGCGACGGGGGCGGCCACCTGGGCGCCGCTACTCTCCATGCTGGAGGGAGTAGAGGCGTCCATCGCTTTCATCCCTCCAACCAAGAACACCAACGCCTGGGCCGAATTCGTCCCGCCCACAGCGGCGACTTCCACTTGCATCATCAATGGAGTCACCGTCGTCTCGACCTTCAACACCAGCGCCCAGCAGACAGCCATTGACACTGCTGCGCTCATCAACGCAAACGGCTCCCTCAACACACTCGTCACGGCGACAGGTCAGCAGGAAGTCCACGGCAACTGGATTGTCTTTGTAGAAGCCAAGACGCCTGGCTTCGCTGGTAACGGACTCTCGACGGCCACCAACGGGGCCAATGGGTCCTTCTGGTTTCCGGGGACAAGTCTTCTCAGCGGGGCCAATGCCCAGCTAGTCATCACGCCCTCCGGCGGGTCGGCACAGACGTTTGATGTCGTCTTCGACACTGACGCCGACACCACCGTCAACAACCTCATTGCCGACATCGCGGCCAATCCGACGACTAACGCCATCGTCACGGGTACTCTGGCCTCGCACCAGTGCGTCATCACCGCGAACGCGGTGGGACTGGCCGGAAACGACATCGGGATGGAGTCCAAATACGGAGCGCAGTTCAACAACTCCTTTGCCAACGACTTGCCGCCGGTGACGACGCTCCAGGGCGGCGCGGATGGGGCCCGAGGAAAGGTGCCGTCCATCATCCTCTCCAACTGCATCCCCTTCGGGGACGCTCCGGGCTACTCCGCTGGCAAGAATACCCAGCGCGGCAACTTCAACACCTTGGTGTCGGCCTATGCCGGCGCCCACGGCGGTGACGGCGTCGCCTTGGCAGATTGCGAGAGTACAGTGTGGGACGCCGGAGACCATACGAAGGTCGACCCGACGATGCTCGCAGCTGACAACGAAACGCTCAATGACACGGGGCACGCCGCACTGGAAGCCCTCATCGGCCCGATGCTTCCCTAGGAGACGACATGGAAACGGCAAGCCAGTATCAGCAAATCATGGTGGACAACCCGAATAACCCATTCGCCGGAGACGACGGGCTGTGGGTGCGCTTCGAGATGGTGCCGGTGGAGGACCCAGAGAAGTCCAAGGAAGCCGGGCGCACCATCTGCGTGGACACGCCGCACGTCGAAATCCGGACGCCGGGGGACCGAGACAACGTGCTGTACCGGGCCATGACGGAGCTCGACAAGCAGCGCTTCAAGAAGCGTTACGAGGAGTGGCTCAAGACGCAGACCGATGAGCCGACGGAAGGGACTCCGCTGTCGGAAGTCCCCAGCTTCAAGCGGCGGGAAGTGGAGGAGTGCCGCTACCTCAACATCTACACCCTGGAGCAGCTGGCCGCCGTCTCGGATGCCCACGTCAAGAAGGACCGGGGCCTCTTCGGTTACCGGGAGCGAGCCCGGAACTACCTCGACGTCTCGCTGCGCGGCAAAGAGGCCAGCAAGCTGCAGGCGGAGAAGGAAGCCCTGGACAACAAGTTTCAGGCGCTCACCGCGGCATCCGCCGAGCAGGCCGCGCTCATCAAGCAGCTGCAGGCCCAGCTGCTCTCCATGGCCCAGGCGGCCGCGGAGAAGGCGAAGTAAATCATGGCCCAGGAGCCCACTCCTAGCGTCGGCTGGCTACAGGCGCAGTTCCCCTCCATCGGGACGCTCATTAACAACGTCGCGGTGGAGTGTGGGCTGAATTCGTCGCCGGCCCCGCTGTCCTCCACGGACCCCAACTTCGTCCAGATGCTTGTCCTGGCGAACAAGCTGGGGAAGCAGCTGATGCGGCGTGCGGAGTGGCAGCTTCTCAACCGGACGTACACCTTCACCACCAACTCATCCGGGCCGCCGACGCCGGACGTGACGTTCTACCCGCTCCCCAACGACTTCAACCGGATGATTAACCAGACGGCGTGGAACCGGACGTCTCGGTTGCCCATGGCCGGCCCCCTGACGGCCCAGGGGTGGGAGTGGTTGGTGGGCCTCGTCTCCAACCAGTTCACCATCTACCTGGGCTTCCGGCAGTGGGGCGGGACGTTCGCGGTCTACCCGAGTCCGAACCCTGCGGACCAGACCATCGCTTTCGAGTACCAGTCCAATGCCTGGGTGCAGCCCGTCGGCACCACCACCCTGGACCAGCGGGCGCAGGTACTCACCGCGGCCGGGGACATCCCCATCTTCGACGAGCTGATGTTCCAGTGTGGCCTGAAGGCGGCCTTCCTCGCTGCCAAGGGCTTCGACTCCACGGCGGCGGCTGCCGAGTTTGACGCTGCCGTGGACAACGCCGTCGGCTCGGATGCTGGAGCGCCGAAGCTGAACATGTCCGACAACGGCTTTGGGATGAGATATTTGGACGCGCTGAACAACGTGCCGCCCAGTGGGTTCGGGATGCCCTGATGCCCCGTCCCGCGCTCTACGCCAGGCAGCAGGCGCTCAAGACAGTCACGGGATTGTCCCCCACCGGGGGCATCAACTCCGTAGCTGCGCTGAGCGCCATGCAGCCCGACGAGTGCGTTGCCATGGAGAACCTACTGCCTGGAGCCGGAGGCGCAGTCTCGCGGCTGGGCAGCACCGTCCACACGGAGGACGTGGGCTACGTCCAGGCCACGAGCGTCTTCACTCCGCCGACGGCAAATCTCACCGCCGACTGCGTCATCAACGGAACGACGTTCCCTGCGCCCTTCAACACCAACGCCGATACCACCATCAACGACTTGATTGCGCTCATCGAGGCAGACGCCCCGACCGCGGCGCTCGTTACGGTGACGCTGGTGAGCCACACCATGGTGGTGACGGCCAAGGCCCTGGGCGCCTCGGGCAACGGCATCACCACCACGACAAATGGGGACGACGGGGCCAGCTTCAACCACGCCAGCACCCAGGGCGGCATCTCGAGCCTGCTAGGCAACTACACCGTCATCCCCTTCCAGGGAGAGGACGGCACCAAAAACAAGCTCTTCGTTGCCACCAACGAAGGCATCTTCGACTGCAGCGTCACAGGGGCCGCTCCGACGCTGGCCATCGCCTTTGCCAGCCCCGCAGGCCTCGCGGGCATTGGCAGCTCCACCAACTACTCCAGCATCGGAGACCACTTCTGCGTCTACTGCGATGAAGTGAATGGGTACTACCTCTACACCGAATCCACCCAGTCCTGGCAGCGCGTTGGTAGCGGCTCTCCGAGCACCAGTGTCTACACCCCACCCACGGCGGGGACTGCGACCTGCGTCATCAACGGCACCACCTACGTCAGCACCTTCGACCTGGACGCCGGAACCACCATCGTCAACCTGATGGCCGTCATCCGCTCGGACCCACTCACCAGTGCCCTGGTGACGCTGTCCTCCGACGGGACGCTGATGACGGTGACGGCCGTGCAGCCTGGCTCCGCGGGGGACGGCATCACCACCACCACGGACGGGGCCAACGGGGCGGCCTTCTCGAATGCAGCCACGGCAGGGGGCGTGGACGGCGTCTTCGGGGACGTGGACCCCCATGACTTCGTCTTCCCGTGTGTGTGGATGCGGCGCCTCTGGTTCTGTGAGCGGGGGAGCTCGACGGGGTGGTTTCTGCCGTTCGACTCCGTCTTCGGGGAGGCCAAGCCCTTCAACTTCGGCGCGAGTCAGGCGGCCGGCGGCGCGCTGAAGTGCATGGCCAACTGGACCGTGGACTCGGGGGCTGGGGTTGGAAACAACCTCGTCATCGTCTCCGAGGCCGGGAACGTCAGCGTCTACGGGGGCACGGACCCCGAAGTCTTCGGCCAGTTCCAGCTGACGGGTGTCTGGTTCATCGGCGGGACGCCCGTCGGGCGGAACATCACCACCGGGGACGGTGGGGACGTGCTGGTGGTGACAGTGCTGGGCGTCATGTCCCTGGCCCACTACCTCCAGGGCCTCTCCCTGGCAGACCGAAGCCTGTACGCCACGAAGAATATCCAGAACATCATTGCCGACGAGGTCCAGCGCAACGGGACGCTCCGGGGCTGGCAGATTGTCGTCACCCCGGATGAGCAGGCCATCATCCTGACGGTGCCGCAGCAGATTGGAGACCCGGTCTGTTACGCGGCCCCCTACGCCACGCGCAACTGGTGCAAGCTGACGGGACGTCCGTCGGCTTCCATGGGGGTGTGGCTAAACAAGCTGTACTTCGTCCAGGCCGGCACCCAGTCCAACGTGATGGAGGTGACGGGCTCGCTGGATGACGTCCAGCTGGATGGCTCCGGAGCGCAGCCCATTCCGTGGACAATTTTCGGCAGCTTCCAGGGCTACGGGACGCCTGCTGTCCGTAAGCGCGTCCAGATGATTCGGCCGTACTTCACCACCACCGGCAACCCCGTGAATTACTCGGTGGCGGCCCGGTACGACTACGACTTGACGGCCCCGCCTCCGGCCGTGACGCCCGTCATTCCCTCGAGCGGGGCCCTGTGGGACTCGGCCCTCTGGGACTCGGCGCTATGGAGTACGGGCACCACCAACCTCGTGCCCTTCGCCCAGCTCAACGGCTCTTTCGGAGAGGGCCACGTCGTGGCCGTCGCCCTGACGGGCTTCGCCATTGAGCCGACAACGCTGGTCCAGGTGGACGTGCTCTACGAAGAGGGGAGCTACTGGTGAGGCTCCTCTCCGGCCAGGACGACGTGGTGCTCAAGTGGCTGAGCAAAAAGGTGGACTTCACCCTCTCGCCACACACCCACCTCATCTGGGCCTGCAGCGACGTGGACGGTCATCTGCTCGGGGCCATGGGCTTTGGCGGCCGCATGGGCAAGACGTGGGGAAGCATCTCCATTGCCCTCGCCAACCCCCATGCCGCCATGCCGCTGGTGAAGGCCGGGGCCTGCTGGCTCTTCGGGGCCCAGGAAGCTCGGGCCGGCTACGTCACCATTTCCAACCGCCGAGGGCAGTGGATTCAGTCACTCATCAAGACGGTGGGCTTCCGGGAAGTGGACCGGGTGCGGGCTGGCATCAGCCACCGGGAAGACCTCGTCATTCTCAAGTTGACGCCGGAGACGTGTCGTCCCTGGCAGGCAGAATTACGCAAGCTGCGCGCGCTGAATGCGCGGGAGGCAAGTTAGATGCCCGGAATGTTTGGCGGTGGTGGGATGAGCACGAGCGACATTTCGGGCTTGGCCAACCAGGAAGCGCAGCTCAACCGGACCAACTCCTACAGCCCCATCTACGGGGGCATGACGTGGAGCCAAGGCCCCGGCAGCGGGCAGCAGTACAAGGCCGGCGACGAGTTCAACGGCAACACGGTGGTTGCCAACCCCTCCACGGGAGAGCTCGGCTACATGGACGGGCTTGTCTTCAAGTCCCTGCCGGATGGCGGCAACACGGCCAACGGCCCATGGACGCAGACCCAGACGCTCTCTCCCTTTATGCAGTCGTTGTTTGGGCAGGCCTCGGACCTGACGGGCCGCATCGGTCAGGACATGCAGCCCTTCGACCAGTCGATTACCGCGCCCAGCTTCGACCCCAACTTTGAGGCCAACCAGCAGCAGCAGGCCTACAACTTCTCCAAGGGGAACATGGACCCCCAGTGGGCCATCCAGGAGCAGCAGCTCAAGGGGCAGATGGCCGCGCAGGGACTGCACCCCGGGGACCCTGGCTATGACCAGGCCATGGGCCAGTTCCAGAACCAGAAGCAGCAGGCCTATGGACAGGCCCTCTCCGGCTCCTACCAGACGGGAGTGCAGGCCGGAGCCACTCGGACGGCTACGCAAGCCGCTGCGATGCAGGCCCAAATCCAGCGGGCCCTGACTCAGTCCGGCTGGACGACGGGCCAGATTCAGCAACTCCTCGGGATGCTGCCCGGTGGCCCGAGCGGACAGGCGCAGCCCGTCAGTCTCGTCGGCCCGGCCATGCAGAACCAGCTGGCCCAGCAGCAGATGCAGAGCCAGTTCTGGAACAACCTCATCGGCGGCGGTGCAATGCTCGGCGCCGGAGCGCTGGCCCACTCCGACGTGGAAGCAAAGGAAGAATTCGCAGACCCGGCTCCAGCCATTGAGGAGTTTCTCGAGGCCGCCGAGCCGTCGGAATACTCCTACAAGCCCGAGTACAAGTCGTCACCGCTGGCGGGCGAGGGCCGCTACGTCTCGCCCATGGCGCAGGGCCTCGAGCGCTCCACCATCGGCCGGTCCATGGTTGTGGATACGCCAGCCGGGAAGGTCGTGGACTACGGCAAGTCCTTTGGAGCGTTGCTCGGGTCGCTCTCGCATCTCAACAAAAAGTTAAACTCCATCATGGGGCTGTGAAATGGCGCTTCCTTACGACCCATCCACTGGCGCCTACGTCTCCGGCTCCGCCATGGGCGCTGTCCCGCCCGTCGCTCCCGTCGCCAATCCACTGCAGCCGCTCCATGACGCCGCGACGCTGGCGGCTATGGCCAAGCAGCGGGAGGCGGCCACCAAGCTGCAGCAGATGCTCCTGCGCGCTCAAGTCCTGAAGGACCAGCCGCTCTATGCGCAAGGGGAGGGCCCGCTCGGCGTCACCATCGGACAGGGCCCAGGGGGCTGGGCCACTGCCCTCGGGAGCATGGTGGCTGGCGTCTTGGCCAAGAAGGCCCATGAGAAGGCCGGAGAAGGCACGGCCGGTGCGCTGGGCGAGCTAGGCCCCGCCACGCAGGTGCTTGCCGAGAACTACATCCAGGGCTCCCCCGGAGGCCTCTACAACACGGGCTACGGGATGGCCGACCCACAGAACCCCCGGCCCGTAACTCAGGGCTCCATGCTCTCGCTGCCGCTGAGCTACTAGCCATGGCCGAACCTGCCGACCTGACGCAGCTGGACATCCAGGACCTTCCTCCGGAGAAGGCCGCCGTGCTGGTGCGCGCCCAGCAAGCCGCGCTGGCAGCGCAGCAGCACCATGCGCTTCTGGGGATGCTGAGCGCCTCGCCGGAGCTCCAGAAGGCCGGAGAGATGGAGTACGGACAGGCCGGCCGGGAGCGTGCTGGTGGTCGGGAGACTTCGGCCAATGTCCTGAAGCTGGCCTTGGAGAAGACGAGTCAGGAGCGCCAGCTCGCCGCGCTCCAGCAGCAGATTGAATACCAGCGCGGGCAGTTGGGACTGCAGAGCCAACAGCTTGGGCTGGAAGGTCAGCGGCTCGGCGCGTCCATTCTTGGCCCGCTGGTGCCGGCGCTTCTCGGGGCCCAGACGCAAGAGCAGACCATCAAGGGCTTCTCCAATCTCCTCGGGGAGCACTGGGGAAAGAAACTCGGCGAGGTACTGGCCACCAA